CGGGAACCTTAAAGAGCGACAGTAAGAAGTTGGTAACTTATTATTTTGTAACTGTGGAGTTCGTATGAATACAGTAGTATCAATGTTCGGCAACAGATCAGCCCTCGACACCCTAAGAAATGACGGGTATGGCGGTGCTGATTTTGAAGTGGCTTCTTCGCCAGTGTTATATAAAGCTAAAAACTCTGACAAGTTTGGAGGTATCCACTCTTTAAATAATAAAAGAGTTTACTATCGTGAAGATACTGGGGATGCTTTAGCAATCCACGGTGAGCGATACAAGCCTGTATCCCACAAAGAAATGATTGATACCGCTCGCAACGTACTAGAGCGTAGTGAGTTAAATCTTGATGGCATTAAAGAAAACATTCAAGTAGGCGACAACGGCTCAGTATGTTTTGTTAGGCACTTGCTGCCCAACCATGAGATACAAACTCCCGATGGTGACACGGCACAAATGACTATGCTACACATCAATTCTTTTAACTCAGTGTGGCCCTACCAAGCCAGTGCTGGAGCGCATCAGTCAGCTTGTACTAATCACCAAGTATTTATTACTGGAGCTGCTACAATCTACAAAGCGCGACACACTCAGAAACTTAATGTAGATCATGGCGCTAGACAGTTGAACGGTATTATCGGGATGCTGGATAAGCAGAATGAGATATGGGCTAAGTGGGCGAATGAAGAGCTTGATGATACAAATGCTTTTATTCATATCGCAGAAGCTGCGGGTTCTAAGTTTGCAATAGGTAAAGTTGCTGAAGGTGAGCGAGCATATGATATTATGAATATGCCTACGGCCTACAACAACAGCAGCTTAGTTTATATGTGGAATAAATACTTAACACATTACCGCCGCAACATGGGCCAGAACCATTGGGCTTTGTACAATACATTGACTGATTGGTCTAGCCACCATCGCGGTAGCCGTAAGAACTCTGTAGACTTTCCAGTTGCTCAAGTTAAAAAGTCTGAGCGGGTGCAGAAAGTAATTAGTTCTTTCCCTTTCGCAAAAGCTGCATAGTTTCCCTTGCCACCTGAGTAAGTGGATAAACTGCTCGCTTTTAACTTGGAGATTATTAGTAATGGAAAGTTTTGAAGAAGATCTGGCAACGATTTTGGAATATGCACTAGCGTACCACGAAAAGTCTGGAAACTATGTGGCAGTTATTCATCCTAACGAGTTGAGAAAGATATTAATTAATCTTTTACAAAGGGCTATTGATGCTGAAAAAGACGCACAGTTTGCTAGAGAGCAAGGGAAAAAGTACGACGCACTACTGGAGAATGAAGATGACAATGTTTATTAAAGCTATCCGCGCTCAAGATAATTTTATCAGTAATCAAAAGACTGAAAAATATACTGGGCTAACTGACGTTCAAAAGCAAAACATATTTAAGCTATCGCGTTTAGGAAAGAGTGCAAACCAGATAGCAGATGAAGTTAATATTGCTTTATCTACAGCGTACAGATACAAAAGGGAAGCATTACGTGGAGCATAGAGAAAACTTAATTAGATGCGCTGAGTGTAAGAAGCTTGCCCCGCCTTTAGAAATGGTATATTTTTGGATCAAAACTTTATGTGGAAAGTGTGCCAACAAAAGACTACTTGGAGTTAAAGCTAGATGAAAAATATAATTGATGTGTCTAATCACATACTAAAATACTCACAAGTATATCTATGTGAAACTGAGTGCACTGATCTAGTCCGTGATGAGGCACTTCAATTATGCTTGGAACACGGCGAAGATTTTGTAATTAATTTTATAGAGAACTACTTAAATACAATAGCAAAGGAGATGATATGAGTGCAATAGATCCACAAGCAGAGTTTATGTCTGACTTAGATGATTGGTACGCCCAGTTGTTTGCGTTAAGAATATCTACTGCACCGCCTGTGAATCCAAGAGTAAAAGAAAAATTCTTTGCTTTCGTACAGGATCGTTGCCACGAAGCGGGTGATTGGAGATTAAAGGATGATGTACTAGCGTCATTGTTTTCAGAGTATCTTGACGAACTGGCGAACTGGTAATGAATATTACAACTATGTTGAAGATGAAAGGTTTATTTTTAAACCCTAAACGTAGCGATTGCTTTGTCACTTGGATGTTTTTAGATGGCTGGAGAATCTGTGAAATAACTGTGGGCAGCAAGAAAGCAACACTAAAACCTCTTGCTGGAGGCAGGAAAAAAACCTTAACTATCAGACAATTAAAGGAGGAACTTAAGTCTACTTATTGGTATGCTGCACGACAGGATGCCAGTGCAAAAGCCCGTGCGGAGGGCAGGAAGAAAAGAAAAGCTAATTGGGAAAGCGATTACGCTTGACAGATATTCCTAAATCTGTATACTTGTTTGACGATAATTTATTGGAGATATTTTTATGGCAGTATTAGAAGGCACAGCTTATTGGGCTGCTGTTACGACACCCAACACAACCTTTGACCCTGTGTACTCAGTCAATTTAGTTGTGGACAATGAGACTGCATCTGACTTTGAAGATCGTGGTTTCACGGTGAAGCAGATGGACGAAGGCCCCGCAATCATAATCAAACGAAAGGTAAATGGGCCTAATGGTATGATTCGCAGAGCGCCTGTTCTTATGGACAGGATGAAGCAAACTGTTGATGTTTCTGTGGGTAACGGTTCTCGCGTTAAAGTACAGTACAAAGAATGGGAGTCTGTCTGGAATGGCAAGACCTTTAAGGGTCTGGACTTTGTTAAGATGCAAATCCTAGATCTTGTGCAGTACGACAACGGCGAAGCCGATGAGTTTGAAATTGAAGGTGAGGAGGAAGCTGAACTATGAGTGAGCAGCAAAGCTGGACATACACTTCTGAAGATGGAACCTACGCTGTAGATAGATTCACAGATGAAGGTAAGAGTGCTTTTGTTTTAATTATAGAAACAGATAAAGAAATACAGCAAGCTAGGAAGACCTTAGCTAAATTAGAAATGGCTGCTAGAGGTTTCAATGCAGTAGTGCTTGAACAACTAACAGATGATATGCTGGCCGACGAGGAGGCGGCTGAAGAAACAGAATAAAATTTACGGGGGTCTATATGGCCCCCTTTTTCTGGAGAACTATATGGCCTTTGTTAAGTATCATTTGCCCTGTGATAAATGTGGTGGCAGTGATCCAGTATCTGTTGATCAAGACGGTCACGGATATTGTTTTAGTTGTAATACTTATTTACGAGACTACGATAAAGGAGGATCTATCCCCGATATTAAAACCTACCAGCGGAATGCTAATATGGGTAATGACGAAGGAACTTTCCAAGCACTAGATGACAGGGGTATTTCTTTAGATACCGCTAAAAAGTATGGTGTGAAGTCTAGTCCTAATACTCATTACTACCCCTACTATATCTCTAATGAGATGGTATCTACTAAGATTCGTTACTGTAAAGATAAAGACTTTTCATGGCGCGGATCTACGAAAGGAGTAATGTTATTTGGTCAGCAAGCTTTTCAATCAGGAGGTAAATTTGTTACCCTAGTTGAGGGCGAATGTGATGCTATGGCAGCATACGAACTGCTAGGTTCTAAGTGGCCTGTAGTGTCAGTAAAGAATGGGGCTGGCGGTGCAGTCAAAGATGTTAAAGAAAACTTAGAGTTCTTAGAATCCTTTGATTGTGTAGTCATCAACTTTGATAATGATAAAGTAGGTAAGGATGCTGCTCGGCAGGTCGCTAGAGTATTGCGTCCCGGCAAAGCTAAAATACTTTTTCTTCCAGAGGAGTTTAAAGATGCGAATGATATGCTCAAGCAGCGTAGGCAGAAAGCCTATGTCACTGCTTGGTGGGCAGCTAAAAGCTACACGCCTTCTGGCATCGTTAATGTTTCTGATATGGGCGATGAGTATTTCAATAGACCTACAGTAGCTTCTGTACCCTATCCTTGGCAGGGCTTAAATAAAAAGCTTTATGGTATGAGGCAGGGTGAGTTGGTTACTCTTACTGGAGGCACGGGCCTTGGTAAGTCTTCTATCACTAGAGAAATTGAACACTGGCTGATTAAGAATACAAAAGATCGTGTAGGTATTCTGGCTCTTGAAGAAAACAAGAACCGTACAGTGGACGGAGTTGTTTCTATTGAGGCCAATACTAAACTGTATATTAATCAGATTAGAGAAGAGTTCCCTGAAGACGAATGGCGAGCGCACTACAATAGTTTATTTGCAGGTGAATCTAAAGATAGACTGTGGATCTACTCACACTTAGGGCAGCACGACATAGAAGAAATCTTTTCTAAGATACGCTACCTGACAATCGGCTGCGACTGTAAGTGGGTAATTGTGGATCACTTACATATGCTAGTATCTTCTATGGTTGACGGTGATGAGAGGAGATCAATAGATAGTATTATGACTCGCCTAAGATCTATGGTGGAGGAGACAGGGGCAGGTATGATTCTTGTATCTCATCTACGCAGAGTAGAGGGTAACAAGGGACACGAGCAGGGCGTTACAGTGGGGCTATCACATCTTCGTGGCAGTCAATCTATTGCACAGCTAAGCGATTGTGTTATTGCCTTAGAGCGCAACCAGCAGAGTGACGATCCTGAAGAGGCCAACACCACACATCTTAGAGTATTAAAATCACGGTACACTGGTGACGTTGGTATGGCTTCTCATTTAGTTTACGATAACGAAACTGGTAGGTTAAGTGAACGGTTTGATGACGAGTCTGATGAGTTTCACGATGAATCTGACGGGATACCTTTCTAATGGAATTAGTATTTGATATAGAAACAGATGCTGTAGAAGCTACAAAAGTCTGGTGTATCGTAGCTTATGATATTGAGAAAGAAAAGATATATTCTTTTAAGCCTGATGAGCTTGATGCTGGCGTTAGTTTATTAACTAAAGCTACCAAACTTATAGGCCACAATATCGTAGGCTTTGATGTGCCGATGATTAAAAAGTTTTTTAATGTAGACTTAGCAGAAACGGCAACACTAATAGATACGCTAGTATTATCTAGGCTTTTTAATCCTACTAGAGAAGGCGGTCACGCCCTTGCTGGTTGGGGTTACAGGCTTGGACATCCTAAAGGAGACTTTAAAGAGTTTACCGAATACACTGAAGAGATGATGAAGTATTGCATCAATGATGTTCTTGTCAACGCTAAAGTATTTCAACATCTTAAACAGGAAAGCAAAGGCTTCTCTGCTCAAT